AAATTCAGGGGGAACATAGAAGGATTAACGGAGTTAAGCGCTGTCCTGAGTCCAAACTGCAAGAACATCTTGCCGACGTCCTTGAGAAGGCTAGAAACGATTGATTGCAGGCTCTTCGTGCCATCAATGGCAGCCATGATCCCGTCAACCAGTGCGTTTTCAATGGCAGAGCCGACTTGTTGATATAGCTTCTCAAGCCTTTCAACTTGTTTTACTTGCTGTTCAAGCCCATGTTGTTCATTCACAAGCAGTTCGACCGCTGCTCGCTTTTCGTCTCCGTATTTTTCTACTAATTTATTTATTAGCTGCTGTTTTTTCACTTCTTCTTCTTTTCCGTCTAACCGAGCCCTCAGCAGTTCGTTTTGGTTGCCGATTCTATCGATTTGACTATTGTAAGATTCTTCCAGCCTTAACTCCTCCTCACGCTGCCTTTCAGCAATATTTATGCGGTCTTGCAGCTCTCGCATTCTTGCTTTTTCGGCTTTTTCGAGCGCTCGGTCTGCTCTTCGGCGCTCTCGTTCTGCTTTTTGGTTTGCAGACTCTATTTGATCATTTCTTCGGTTTTGAAGATCTAAAAGTTTGGCATCTCTTTCTAGATCTATTAGTTTTGCATTAGCGCCCTCTTTGGTCTTTGCTAATATAGCTTCTTGCATAATATTTGATTTTTCAAGCGTAAAAACCCTGTGGTTAGTTAAATCTGCATCTAATTCTGCAATCTTTTTATTGTTAGCGGCTATAATACCAGCCGAAGAAAGTAAACTTGCGTTTTCAGCCTCAAATTTTATACGTTTCTCTTTTTCTTCGTTTATTTTTCTCATAAGGTCGTAAGTAGCTTCTGTAAACTCACGTTCACCTGTATCGAAACTTACAGGACCTAAAGTTTCTTGTAAGCGTTTTGCGTTTTTTCCACCAGCTTTTAACGTTCCACGGATTTGGCCGCGTAAGGTAAACCTCTCGATGCCCCCGGCAATTCCTTGCAATATGCCTGTTTTATTTATGAAAGAAGCAAGGGCAGACTGCATAATTGCCATTGCTTTTTGGAATTCAGTGCTTAATTCCAAAGTATCCGTACCAAAATCTCTGAGGGCGTTAGCACCATCTGTGCCGACGGTTACTGCCATGAGTTCCGTGGCTAAGCGCAAAGCCTCTGCGGCATCTCCGTTGTTTTCTAAAGAAACGAAGAGATCCTCAAATGGAGTGTTGGCGTAGCCGGCCGCTTGTGCAACGGCATTAACATCGGCTGTCAAAGGGCTTAGTGCTTGTCCTGTTGCCGCTGCAGTAGCCGCAAACTGGTCTAACGCTCCACCGAGCACTTGCAGGGCGATGGCGGCGGGGCCGAAGGTTTTGCCGGATATTGCGCCGCCGAGTGCCCCGCCCAGGGCCATCCCCGGCCCACCGCCGAACAGCAGCGGGAAGGCACCAGCAGACACGCCAGCTCCGATTCGATCTTGCAGCCCCCGCCTTTGCGAAGCAGCGATATTTTCTCTTACGGTGTCGGCATCTCTAAAGAGCTGCCTGAACATTTCGCGTTTTCGTACCGCTTCTTCCCCTTTCTTCATTAACTGGTCTGTAGTTTTTATCGCTTTCTCGTTTTTATCGATCAGTCTTTCTACTGCGCCTACTGCTTCATTAACGCCGCTGGCGTATTTTTTAACGCCTGCAGCGTTAAATGGGTTTCCTTGACCTACTTGTTTTTGCTTTGCGGTAAGTTTTTCTAGCTCTTTATTTAGGTTTTTTATATTATTCTCAAGGTCTTTTATCTTTTTTGCGCCTTTAAGAGCTACTTCAATATCTACGTTGTAATTGGCCACGAGAAAGCACGTAGAGTCTTACGTCCCAGTCTACCGCGCACTCATTGAGCGCGCTCTAGCACCGGTTTTGGCGTTTTGGATCGCCTTTTCCTGTTGCTCGTTGTAGAGGTCGAAGTATGCGGCCCAGCCGACTAGCTCTTCCTGGGTCAGGTGTTTTGTGAGTTGGGTGACTGTCATGCCCAGTTCTTTGGCCAGGAAGAACATGAAGTACCAGTCGCTATTTGCTTTTGAGGTCTGCTTTCGCTTCCTCCACCTTGTTTTCAGCTCCGGAAGAGAGCATGGCTAGCTGGATTTCCTGCAGGATGGAAGCATCGACGGCGTTTTTGAGGGCTGCCTTTTCGCCGTCCTGGAACAGGCGCTTACCGTCAACGTCAAGCGCTTTTTCGATCATCATGCCCAACGCAAAATCGTTGGCATCATCCGATTCGGCTTTTTTCTGGATGGACTCACGCTCTGCAATGGTCAACGGATGCCAGTAGATCTCCAGCACCGTTTCGTCGCCGTCTTTGACCGCGTGCTTATACAGCTGACTAACGCCGAACTTATTACGAAGCAGTTCAGAGGCGCGCATAAAGTAGTACCGTTTGCCTCAATATACTACACAACTGCTGTGAACTGGCAAGAAATAATACCGATGAAGTGAGACCGATCTTCTAGCTCCAACGGAGTTGGACCGGAAATGTCTGAAACGCGGGGCGCAACACTGAAAGTGTCGGTGTAGCCAGAAGCGTTTACAGATGTAAGGCCGTCAATTACGGCTTCACTAAGGCTAGAAAGCACTGACGTTCCAGCAGACTTAGGCACGTAGATGTTGCACTGGATGACGCCGGAGTAGTAGTCCTGGGCTGCACCTTGATTTTGAATGGTGGAACGATTGAAGTTCACCGTCATCAAGATGTATTTCTTGGTTTTGCCGGGAGTGGTGTACTGAACGTTGTCGTACACCATCAGCACCGTGTTATCAGCGGCTGTAACAGCGTCAGTGACTGCTTTTTCAAAGGCCGCGCGGGCGTTTACGAGAGTCATGGTTTAGAGCTTGGTATAAGACCCAAACACACTGCTGCTGGATCCAGTTCTGGCAAAGATGCGGCCAGGACGTTTGTCCCCAAAGGTCTGCTGGACCAAAGAACGCATTTCACCCTGGATAAAGTTTGCCACTTTTGGAGACTCAAGGGCATAACCCGCATACTCGGCGGTGTTGCCGATATAGACCGTGGGCTGGCGCTTGTAGTTGAACTCAGGCACCTCAAAACGAGGTTTGATGCGACTTTGCGCAGGCTTCTTGTCCGTGTGAACCCACTGATTCCGGGATGGGTCGCGGGTTTTATAGATCGACGACCACGGCGCAAAGTCTTCTCGCTTGTCTTGAGCACGGATTTTTTGAGTCGATGCTTTCCAGCTGGATGCGAAAAACCCTGTATCCACGGGACTGTTCTCTTCCGTGCTTAATCCTTCAACCGTTAGCTGAATTAAAGCGTTGTAGTCGCTGTTTATTTCACGTTCCAGGTCAGTAACTATCTGGCCGATGCCTTTTTTCTTGGCCATCAGAACCTCACTTGAACGACAAAAAAGTACTCCTGTCCGCCTTTGAATGTGCGAATATCCGTTATCTGCGCAACGCGGGTTGAGCCTGCGTATGTCAGCGAGATGGTGTCTTCAAACGTAGGCTGGTTGTCGCCGATTAGGTTAGGAGTCACGTAAAGCTTGGCTTTGCGCTCTTCACGGCCTTCCTCTTCCTCCGAATCGATAAATTCGATCGGTACTTTGATGGAGTAAGAGGTGTCGGTTGTTGTTAGCGCTCCGGTGCTGGTGTTGTAGGTCGGAGATGCTTTCCTTGTGTACGTGATTGACGTGTCAAGCGACGTGCCAAGATCCTTGACTACCGACTTGGCAACGTTCTTGAAAAGACTGTCGAGTTGACCTGCCATTTCAACCCCTCACAGTACGGACCTGATAGCTCCCACTGCCGCCAAGGCAATAAGCGCCAAGGTAAGACTGGAGCCAAGGATAAACATCGAACACATTATTGACTGTTCCCGTAGCCTGGCTTGAAGTGTTGTACTTAACTTCCATCTCTCCAAGCTTGACCGATTCATATAGACCCGTGTCGCCCGTCGTTCCCGTGATCGAATCCGTGTCATTCGCCAACGCATTAGCCAGTTCATACGTTGCATATTTGATGTCGTTTGGAATCGCAGAGCAGACCAGCTCGACACGATCCACGTGATAATTATTGCGAGGCCAGCTCAGTGCTTGGCTTTGATCGCAACGATCACCGTAAAAATTCAACGTATCGATCCAGCGGGTAGCTGAGATCAATGCACGATTCTTAGCGTCATCTGTCTTGTCGTCCCAGTTCGTGCTGCTTGGAACGGTTTCAAAATAAGCGTCGGCTTCGGCCAACGTCACATAGCTGTTGGCTGTCGCACTCTTCAGTGTGGCGTTGATCGTGGCAGCCATAGCGCAAAAATAAGGTGGCCCCACCTAATGGTAGGGCCTTTGCTCTGATCAGGATCAGATGGTGGTGGTATCCAGGGGGCTGTTGACGGTGAGCTGAACCATGGGGATCAGATCAATGTCATAAGTAGCAGCCCAGTTACCAGCAGTTGCCAGAGTGGCGTTGGTCGGGTTGTCAGCAGCGTTAGACCACTTGGTGCCCATCACGTGATAAGCAGAGTGGTAATCCACAGACAGGACGTCCTGCTTGGAGAGCACGTTGCGGTCAGCTTCAATCCGAAGATCCTGCTGCACACCCTCAAGGATGGTGCCACCCTTGATCAGATAGCAGTAGAACTCACGCTGGTGGCCAGAGGTGCCAGGTGCAACAGTGTTGACTTGTGAATCAACAATGACGCGCATACCGGCAAACTCACCAACTTCGCGAGCGCCAATGCCGACGCCACCGCCACCCCAGGTCACTGCGCCAGAAGCAGACAGTGCAGAGGTAGAGAAGGTCAGCATTCCTACCTGATACAGGTAGTAAGCAACGGAGGGGTGAACAACAATGGTGTCCAGCTCTTCGCCACGCTCACCAAGGACTGAACGAGCTTCAGCAACGTTGGCAGCAGACAGGAAGTTGGCTTCAGCGCCACCAGAGGCAGCAGCAACAGCTTTATCCAGAGCATTGCCAGACAGAGCCGTACCAAACAAACCAGCAAGCTGAGAGAACAGACGTGCGCTGTTCAGCTTGTTGATGGCATCAGCCAGTTGGTTGCGGATGTGAAGCATCGGGTCTTCACCAGCAGCCAGCATTGCAACGTCATCAACGGCATACGCGAAGCCGCGATGGCAGATGGTTGCAATCTGAGTTCCGGTGCCAACCTTTTGAGGAGTCAGGTAACCGGCAGAGCTGGTGCCCCAAGTTGCAGTACCGTCCATGATCTCCTCAGTCGGAGACACGGGGTTGAACTCGGGAACTTGAATGCGGGTGCCGCCTTCACGAGAATCGAGAAGAGCGTTACGAACAACAGCACCGGACTTAACGAACAGGCTGCGCTCTTTGATTGCCTCAGACACATAGGTGCTGAGATTATTCCTTTTTACGATGTCCGCGAGAAGGACACCGCCGGAATAATTCTGAAATGGTGCGGCCATTTCTTATTCAGGGTTAAGGTTTGCGGGTTCTCAAGTCACAGACTTGAAAGTGGTGTCCCACGGGGACTTATTTACCAGCCTCTCTCTTGAGCACAGCTGCAAGATCAGGGTCGGTAGCTTCCAAGGTCATTTGCCTTGTTAGGTTAATACTACCTTCTGCCCAAGGATTAGCGATACCTGCCGCCCCAGTGACTCCAGTAGCAGGCTTAGCTCCCATTCCGGCTTGTGCGCTGGGCTTGAAGTGATGCTCAAAACCTGAACCAGGATTTTTCAACTTGGCGAGATACACACCAAGATCCTGTTCAACACCGCCATCAAGCACTTTGACGGCACCTGTCTCAGACTTTTTCAGGTTGGATTGCACCAACTGAAGCATCTGCTCAGCATTGATCGCTCCAGCCTGACTGATTGCAGCCAGTGCTGAGTTTTTCATTGCTGCAGTCTCGTTAGACACCCGAAGATCGTCCAACTGACGCTGCAACTCAGCGATCTGCTGCTCTTTGTCTTGAGCAGTCTTGTTTGCTTCTTCCCAGAGGTCTTTCCATTGACCCTGATCTTCAAGCGTTTTCTTGCGTTGGTCGTCTTGTTTCTTGTAAACCTCGTCCAACTTGCCTTTGATGCCTTGGAACTTTTCCTCAGCTTCAGTGGCACGTTGTTGGAGTGCCTGGATTTGCTGCTCGTAAGCAGAAACATCGACAGCAGGAGTTTCAGTCGCAGCCACAGGCTGTTCAGGCGACACCACGGGTGTCTCCTGGATGACTTGTTCTTCCATTATTAGGAGTTAGTGGACTTCTCCACGGTACTACTTTTTGCTTTTTTGGTGGCAGGCTTTTTTGCTGCAGGCTTTTCTTCCTTTTTAGGAGGGTTGATCTCCTCGAAACGAAGTCCCATGGGAACGAAAGCTATTACTCTTCTACTGTACCGCTCTCTTGAGTCTCTGCTGCTGTAGGCAAAATCTCGCCTTGAACCAGCATGTCGCGGAACTCTTCGCGGTCGATAACCTCGTTTTCAAACAGCTGAGCCATCGCTGCAATGTCCTGACCAATCAGGCGTTGCAGGTCGAAGTCACGGCTGATCTTCACTTCAGGCGGTTCAATGCCTAAGTAATTAGCTGCCAGGTCATAAGACTTCTGCAGGCCAGATTCCAGATCCATCGACACCATCGACAACATCGAGTTGGTGTCAATCCGATCCAGACGACGAGCATCAGCAGATTCAGCAACAAACTTCTGTTGGCTCAGCGTGCTGATACCCAACGTCGCCATTTGCTGCTGTAACTCCTGGATTTCCGATGATTGCGCCTCAAACGCGCTTGCCGCCGGTTCCACGTAATAGACCTTGTTACCCGGCTGGGTCGCCATCGCGTAATTAACGCTGATCGCCATATCCTTCGTTTGATCGTCCCAACCTTCAAGGACGAGCATCGGTTGCGAAGCGATGTGGAGACTGTGGATAAGATCCGCTTGACGTTGATAATGGGCCAGATTGAGATGAGCAATGTCCAGTAGCGGTGGCTTACTGGTCAACGTATCGGTTTTGTTCGCATAGATCGTCACCAGGGGGATCTGATCGAGCGAGTAAGGACCAGATTCAACCAGCTCATACTCCGCCGTAGCGTCGGATTGATCGAATGCAGAGGGATATGGAAACTTCCCTTGCATCTCTTTCTTCTGCTCTTCTTGCCGGAAGACGCGATAACGACCTGGCTCAATGACACGTACTTGGTCATACACCTTTTCTCCAAACTCACCATCAGGGACTACTGCCTTTTCCCCAATCCGAACTTGTGTAAGGTTGCCGTAATTGGTTTCGCGGTCCAGTCGCCAACCGTAGATGTTGGTTGGATCCACCTCAATCCAATAGGGCCGACGATTAAGAGCACGCTCCTCTGCAAGACTTCTCGCGCCCGAAGGCGCAGGAAAATCAACCAGCGTGTGACAGTGCCCATACGTCAGGGCACAGATTAAGAGTCGTCGAGCGTATTCATCTAAATCCGATCCACATCCATCAACGTCCTTATTAAAGACCTCTGTCCAATAAGGGTCGCCTTCAATGCTGATTGGTTTGCGAAGGATTAAGCCTGCTGCCGCTCGAATCAAACGCTGCGTGTAAGGCGTAAAAACAGAGCGATTGACTCGTGCCAGATATGCGGAGTAGTCCTCACGGGGCTCTAGAGGCAGGAAGGCTTCGCTGTTTTCACGCAGGTACTCCGTTCCGTTTGTTACGGCTTTCATGATCTCCCAGCCCTTCATCTGGTCGATCACAGCCCGTGTGCGGACGAACGGACTATCAACGCTTCCCATATAGGAAGAGCTGACGAGATGCGTCCTGACGAGTCCTGGAACGGAGTAGGTCATGTCACCATTTCACGCGATTTGCCCAGTAAGCAGCACTGGTTTTGCCTTTGGCGATGTTTTTAGCGTGTCGCTTTTTAAAAGCAGCACGTTTCTTTTTCATCGCTTCGCTTTCGCCAGGTTTTGGCTTGCCTGCTGTTTTGGCACCCTGCTGGCCAAATCGAATCAACCGATCCTTGCCGTTGTCTTTGATGACAACAGCATGAGATTTACCGCTGGAATGACCAGGAGTACGGATCGGCTTGTTGTAGCCATCGAAAACATGGCCACCACGTTCGATTTTGGCCATCAGATCAACCCTTACTCAAGGTTGGAAGTGATGGCACCGCTGGTGATGAAGTTGCAGGTGGCAACAACCAAATCGCCAACGGTGGAAGCAA